GCAAAACTGCAAGCAAAAGAAACATAAAACCTAATTCCTTCAAGGATATTGACATTAGCAACTGCTCTATAAAGTTTACGCTTCACATCTTTGATTTCCCATTGGGCAGTAGGAGAATCTTTAAAGTCACCCTTCCACATGTTACCAGTATCATACTGATGAGCACTATTAATAAACTCATCATATGCATCAGTTACACTGCCTGCACGTTCTAAGATGCGTTGGTCAGTAACAATCTTATCAAGGACCTCTGAAGGGTCTGGATACACATTCTTAATGATATAGGTATAGGAGCGACTATGGATCATCTCCATGAATCCCCAAACTTCCATACATGCTTCCAATTCAGGTAGGGAACAATATGGCATGAATGCCATTCCAGGTGCTCTACCTTGGATAGAGTCAAGCATGATTTGATACTTCAAATTAGAAGTATAAATGTGCTTCTGCTCAGGTCTAAGGGTATGATAATCAGCTCTATCTTTCTGAAGAGATACTTCTTCTGGTCTCCAAAAATAACCCAACTGTTGGGTGGTTAGTTTATCAAAAACAGGATACTTAAAAGTATCATACCTTTGAATACCTAATGGTTTACCAAAAAACATAGGTTGTTTTCTAGTTTCCACATTCTCAGGGTTGAACACAGTCATACCCTTTTGCTTAATCATATTATCTTTCTCTGAAGTCAACTTAAACTGCACAGGATTCACACTCCCCCTCCTCTGATTGCTCTAGTTCTTCTAACAAATTTTTCAATTTTTCTTGTTTATCCTCTACCACTTCATCAGTTTTGATGTCATAAGTATTTTGGTAGTAAGAGGTTTTCCATCCATACTTATATGTAGTCAAAAGGTCATTTGCCATTTGTGAAACAGGGACTTCATTGTCTGGGAAATGCTCAGGATTGTATGACCAGTTACCAGAGATGGCTTGATCAAAGAATTTTTGCATCACTGCAACAATATTAATGTATCCCTTGTTGTCAGGCATCTCCCACAAAAGAGTATAATGATTTTTCAACCTTTGGTAGGAGGGAACAACCTGCTTAAGAGGCCCCTTCTTGGATTTTTTAATGGACAAGTAGTCTCTGGGTGGTTCAATTCCATTGGTTGCATTTGACACAACGGAACTGCTCTCTGAAGGCATTTGTGCGGACAGTGTTGAGTGCCGTAAACCGTATTTGTTGATAGATGCTCTAAGAGATTCCCAATCATGTTCCAGTTTAATTGAAGTGATTTCATCTACATCCTTCTTGTATGTATCAATGGGAAGAATACCATCAGCATACTTAGTGCGACCAAAGTTTTCACACCACCCCTTCTCCTTTGCAAGTTCATTAGATGATTTAAGAAGGTAATACTGGAAAGATTCAGCAAGACCATGAACAGCATCCCATGCATCCTGAGAATCATATTTGTATCCCAGTTTGGCAAGATAATGAGCAAGACCAATAAAACCAACTCCAAGTGATCTACGTGCCTTTGTAGCAAGTTCTGCTGCCTCTACAGGATACTTTTGATAGTCAATCAATTCTTCCAAACCTCTGACAGCCAAATCACACAGGTCTTCTAACTCTTCATCAGATCTAACTTTACCAACATTAATGGCAGAAAGAATACACAGAGCAATCTCTCCATTAGTATCATCAATGTGTTGGATAGGATAAGTTGGGAGTGTAATTTCTTGGCAAAGATTACTCATCTCAACTTTATCTTTAAAAGAAGAGTGTGAATTGCAATGATCAATATTCATGATGTAAATACGACCAGTCTCTGCTCTCTCCTTCAGGAGATCAAGGATCAGTTTCTGTGCCCCAATAGTCTTTCTTGGAATAGACTCATCTCGTTCAAAACCCACATATAGATCATCGAACCT